CTATGAGTAGTGCAAGATGGTTACAGTGTGAAGATATGACTAGTAAGCTAGGATTTTTATCTAAACATCCAACTACTGGAAAACCAATTCCATCACCATTTATAAATATAGGAATAAATTATATGAATCAAGCTGTAAGGCTATGGAATGAAATATATCAAATCGTAAAAGAGAATTGTAAAACTGAATTTGATGGAGTAGTACCTCAAAATGATTTGATGGAAAAACTACTAAATTCAAGAAAAAATTTATAAGAATGGAGATTAAAAATGATAGAAAAAGTAAACCCAAAACATCCAGATAAAATTGCGGATAGAATCGCTGGAGCAATTGTAGATTTGGCATATAAACTGGAAAAAGAACCTAAGGTAGCTGTTGAAGTACTCATAGGTCATGGAAAATGTCATGTCATAATAGAAACATCTGTTGATTTTGAGAAAAAGAGTATTCATAGAATAATTAGAAGGATAGCGGGAGTAGTTCATCCTGATGTTAATATTGTATCGCAAGATAAAAAATTAAATAAAAATCAAAATGACAAAATACGATGTGGAGATAATGGAATATTCAAAGGTATGCCTATTACAAAAGAACAAAAAGAACTATCAAGAATAGCTAGAAATATTTATTCACAGTATCCTTATGATGGAAAATACATACTCGATGGAGATAAGTTGATAATTTGTCAAAGTAATGTAAAAACAAAAACACTAAAAAAATTGTATCCAAATGCTACAATTAATCCTTTAGGAAATTGGACTGGAGGAACGGATGTTGATACAGGAGCTACTAATAGAAAACTTGGTAGCGATATGGCTGATTCTGTGACAGGTGGAGGTCTTCATGGTAAAGATTTAAGTAAAGCTGATGTATCGGTAAATATATATGCGTTCTTAAGAGCACAACAACTTCAAAGTCCTGTAGAATTTAGCTGTGCAATTGGAGATGAAAATATAGGCGATATGCCTTATGAAGAAATTGTTAGAATTGCAAAAAAATATATAGACTCCGTAGGTGGATTTGAAAAATTCGCTGAATGGGGTCTTTTTTAATGAGGTGTAGAGATGAAGAATAAACTATTAGAATATGAATTAAGAAATGTTGATGAATTAATACCATATATTAATAATGCAAGGACACACTCAGATGAGCAAATATCAAAAGTGATGGCTTCAATAAAGGAATTCGGATTCTTAAATCCTATATTAATTTCAGAAGAAAATGTAATAACTGCAGGGCATTGTAGATTAATGGCTGCAAAGAAACTGGGAATGGATAAAGTACCTTGTATAAAGGAAAACTATCTAACACCTGCACAAAGAAAAGCATACGTTATTGCGGATAACCAACTCGCACTAGGAGGAGGTTGGAATGAAGAACTTCTAGCTATCGAATTATCAGATTTACAGGGTGCTGATTTTGACCTTAACGTACTTGGATTCGATGAAAAAGAATTATCAAAAATATTTGATGAAGGTCTTGAAGGAGAAGATGATGATTTTGATATAGAAGCAGAGTTGAAAAAGCCATGCGTAACAAAAGAGGGAGATATATGGCATATAGGTAGGCACAAAGTAATATGTGGAGATTCTACTAAAGAAGAAACGTATTTAAAACTATTAGGAGAAACTAAAGTAAATTTAGTATGTACTGATCCACCTTATTTAGTAAATCTTGAGAGTGCTTCTGGAAAAATTAAAAATGATGATTTAAATGATAAAGAAGGGTATGAGTTTTTACTTCTAGCGTTTAGTAATTGTAAAAACTCAATGGCTAAAGATGCATCCATTTATGTCTTTTATGCGACCATGAAAGCACGTATATTTTATGATGCATATGAAGACGCTGGATTTAAAGTTGGTGCTGGTCTGATATGGAAAAAACCAAGAGCACCGCTTATGAGAACAGATTGGAAATTTAACATGGAACCTATTATTTGGGGTTGGAGAAAAGATGGGAAACATATCTGGTACGGAGATCAAAAACAAAAAGCAGTGTTTGAATTTGATAGTATTACTAATTCAAAAGAAGATGGGCATGGACATCCATCAAGTAAACCTGTTCCGTTGATTGTATATTTAATAAAACAATGTACACAAACTAATGGATTAGTACTAGATGCATTTTTAGGATCAGCATCTACTTTAATAGCTTGCGAACAGAGTGGAAGAATATGCTATGGAATAGAATTAGAAGCTAAATTTGTTGATGTTGCTGTGAAAAGATATATTGAATTAACTGGAACTTCTGATGACATATATGTAGAAAGAAATGGAGAAAAGATTCCATATGCTGAGGTGAAAATAGATGAGTCAATTAACAGTAGGTAGTCTATTTTCAGGATCTGGAGGTTTTGAATTAGGTGCTACGATTCTAGGAATGAAAGCAGTTTGGGCGAGTGAAGTAGAACCATTTCCAATTCTTGTTACAAAGAAGAATTTTCTAGACTTAGTTCATTTAGGCGATATTAATAATATTAAAGGTGGTAATATAAATCCAGTTGATATTATAACGTTTGGTAGTCCGTGCCAAGATTTATCAATCGCAGGACAAAGAGATGGGCTAAGTGGAAGTAAATCAAATTTATTTTATGAAGCAATAAGAGTTATTAAAGAAATGAGGGAGAATACAAATGAAAAATATCCAAGAATTATCATATGGGAAAATGTCTGTGGAGCTTTCTCAAGTTCAAAAGGAGAAGACTTTAGACAAGTACTTGAACAAATCTCAAAAATCAAATGTGAAAACATATCAATTCCTAAACCTTCAAAATGGAAAAATGCAGGATGTGTTATGGGAGGAACATTTAGTATTGCATGGAGAGTCTTGGATGCACAATATTTCGGAGTCCCCCAAAGACGTAAGAGAATCTTTCTTGTCGCAGATTTTACAGGAGAAGGTGCAAGAGAAATATTATTTAACGAAGAAAGCCTGCCAAGGTATTTTGAATCGTGCTCAGATAAGAAACAAGAAGTTGCCGGAGTTATTGGAGAATGCACTGAAATATCAAAGTACTGTTTAATGGATCAAGGAGGAGAAAGGCTAGATGTTACATTAAATAAAACAGGAACTTTAAGAGCCCAAAGTAATCATCCACCACTTGTTTTTGAAAATCATAGCCAAGATAGTAGATTTAAAGGTCCACTAGATATTACACCAACTCTATCAAGTAATTTAGGAACAGGAGGAAATAATCAACCTTTTGTAGTTGAAAATATCGCAAATTATGATGTGAGATTTACAAGTTTAAATACTAAGAATAGTCGATACAAAGTTTATGAAACTGCTACATCAAGAACTTTGGATACAGGAGGAAATAATCCTAGTGCAAATCAAGGTGGAGTAGCAATAGTTTCTATATATTCAACTAGCAAAAATTATCATCATACAAAAGCTATAAAGGATCAGGTATCAACATTAGTCGCAAGTGATTATAAAGATCCTCCTATTATAAATGATAAATATTCTGTTCGAAGAATTACTCCTCTTGAATGTAGTAGATTGCAAGGTTTCCCAGATTATTGGTGTGAAAGGTTAGAGCTACTTAATCCTACAGATGAAGATTTAAGGTTTTGGAGAGAAGTATTCGAAACAAATAGAAAAATAAAAAATGGAAAAAAACAAAAAACTGATAATAATATAAGAACATGGTTAAAAAATCCTTATTCAGATGCAGCACAATATAAGATGTGGGGGAACGGAGTAGCTCTACCATGCGTATTATATATTTTTAGTGGAGTGAAGAAATACTTAGAACATAGTGAATAATACTTGATAAATACGATGTTTAGAGTGATATATATAGTACTAAAACAAAGGAGATAAAGACAATGAATAACATCAAAGAACAAAACGGAATTAAATTTTTCAAAGAAATAACAATGGAGGAATTAGAGGAAAAAGAATTCTTATCAAGCAATAGGAATTACAAATTGGAAAAATGAGTGTGTAGGAGCTATTTATAAAATCAAATATCAAGAAGGAGAAGTAAAAAGAAACCACACTTTTTAAAAATTAGAATTAAACAAAATTTCAAAATCAACTTTTGAAGATACAGGGCATGCGATTGAATGAGCGATGAAAAACTGCTAAAAGAATAAAAAGAAAGTAGACCGAAAGGTCTATTTTTTATGCTCAGATGAGGAGGAGATTATGGGAAGAAAAAAGAAATATAAACCCACTAAGTTTAAATCTAAAACATCAGTATATAGTGAGGAACGTGCAGATTACGCGGTAAATTTTATTCAATGTTTAAGTCATACTAAAGGAACGTGGGCAGGAAAGAAATTTGAATTATTACCTTGGCAAGAAGAAATAATAAGAGATTTATTTGGAATTATAAAACCAAATGGATATAGACAATTTAATACAGCTTATATCGAAATCCCTAAAAAGATGGGTAAGAGCGAACTTGCGGCTGCGATTGCACTTCTTCTTTGTTGTGGAGACGGAGAAGAACGTGCTGAAGTTTATGGATGTGCAGCGGATAGGCAACAGGCTACTATTGTATTTGATGTTGCAGCTGATATGGTTAGAATGTGTCCAGCTTTAAATCGTAGAGTGAAGATTTTAGCTTCGCAAAAAAGGATAGTGTATTTACCTACTAATAGTTTTTATCAAGTGTTATCTGCAGAGGCATATTCAAAACATGGATTCAATATTCATGGGGTTGTTTTTGATGAGTTGCACACTCAGCCAAATAGAAAGTTATTTGATGTTATGACAAAAGGTAGTGGAGATGCTAGAACGCAGCCACTTTATTTTTTAATTACAACTGCCGGTACAGATACAAATAGTATTTGTTATGAAACTCATCAAAAAGCAAAAGATATACTCGAAGGTAGAAAAATAGACCCAACATTTTATCCGGTAATTTATGGCGCAGATGAAAATGATGATTGGACTGATCCTAAAGTATGGAAAAAAGCTAATCCCTCGCTTGGAGTAACTGTTGGACTAGATAAAGTTAAAGCTGCTTGTGAATCTGCAAAACAAAATCCAGGAGAAGAAAATGCTTTTAGACAATTAAGACTTAATCAGTGGGTTAAACAATCAGTACGCTGGATGCCTATGGATAGATGGGATAGTTGTAATTTTAATGTTGATGAAGAAGAGTTATTAGGTAGGATATGTTACGGAGGTTTGGATTTATCATCTACAACAGATATAACTGCTTTTACTTTGGTATTTCCTCCTTTGGATGAAGAAGACAAGTTTGTAGTTCTACCATATTTTTGGATTCCAGAAGACACGTTAGAACTTAGGGTAAGACGTGATCATGTACCTTATGATCTTTGGAATAAGCAAGGTTATATACAAACTACAGAGGGAAATGTAGTCCATTACGGATATATTGAGCAATTTATTGAAAAACTAGGTGAAAAGTATAATATCCGAGAAATTGCATTTGACAGATGGGGTGCTGTTCAAATGGTTCAAAATCTAGAAGGTATGGGTTTTACAGTAGTACCATTCGGACAGGGTTTTAAAGATATGAGCCCACCTACTAAAGAACTTATGAAGCTAGTTCTTGAACAAAAACTAGCACACGGAGGTAATCCAGTACTTAGATGGAATATGGATAATATTTTTATAAGACGTGATCCAGCAGGAAATATTAAGGCAGATAAAGAAAAATCAACAGAGAAAATTGATGGGGCAATCGCAACAATTATGGCATTAGATCGTGCGATAAGATGTGAAAATCAAAATACAGAAAGTGTTTATGATGACAGAGGATTGTTATTTATATAGTTTTAGTTTTATGTTACACTTTATATAAAACTAATTTGGAGGAGAGATTATGGATTTTAATAAACTAATTTCTAAGTACAAAGAAAATATCGGAGAAATTAAAGATTCTGAGGAATTGTTGAAAATAGAAAAATATAACCCATGGACTTCAGAAAATGTGGAAGATTTATCTTCGAAATTTTTAGATGCACTAGAAAATGATTATCGAGATTTTTCATGGTTAAATATAGAGGAAGGATTGTTTGAATTAGAGTCTAATCAATATAAAAATCTTCACTATGGTATACCAAATCATGTTCAAGGTAATATTGATATATCAACATTATTTTTATGTTTAGTAAATCCCAATATCGCATTAGAGGATAAAAAAAGTAATATGGATGTATATTCCTATTTTAAAAAGGCAAAAGATATTAATAGTGAAGATAGTTCACTAAATATTCTTGGAGAAAAAGAAGAAGATTTAAAAAAATATATAAAAAATCATATTGTAAATATCGGAACGGAGAGTAGCATTCTATATCAAGAATTAGAGAAGATAAAGAATACTTGTTCAAAAGAAGACGCATACTACTTATCCCATTATTTTTCGCATATCTGTTTTAATTACTTAGAGAAAAAGCAAATACCTGTACAAAAATTTATAAGTAATTTGAATGATGAAGAGTGGGAAAAGTTAAAGGATATGTCTAAGTTAATTGTTAATCTTGAGGCTTTTCCTTTTAGAAGTAAGAATCCAGGTTTTACGAAAAGTAAGAAATCTAGTTTTGCAAATCATATTGTTTCATCAAATACAAAGGTTGGGATGTTAAGCGCAAGAATAATTATTTGGCGTATTGTCAAATATTTAGAGAAGAAAGATAAGGAAGAAGGAAAAGGAGAAGTAAAACCTATATTTATTTTTAGAAGATTTAATACTGCATGGCTACCATCTATTCAAAATGTTTTATTATTAGATTTGAAATTCAACAAAAATGAATGTGATGAATTAATAAAAAAATTTCATCAAGAATTTTTCTTAACTATTAGAGAACAAGAGTATGATAGACAAAGTGGTTTTGTTGGGAAATATATATGTAAGAATAACTATAAACTAACTGACAAAGAATTTGAAAAGATTTTCAACGAAGCTTTGAGTAAAAAGTAGTATAATATCATAATATCAGCATTAAGCATCTCATTAGAGGTGCTTTTTTAGTATTCAAATTTAGGAGGTATGTATGAATTATTTTATGAAATTATTTAAATCTAGAGACAATCCTAAAAATAGATTAAATGGGAGTCCATATAGTTTTTTTATGGGTGGAAGTTCTAGTGGAAATAGAGTAACAGAAAGAAGTGCAATGCAGATGACGGCGGTATATAGTTGTGTAAGGATACTTTCAGAAACATTAGCTAGTCTACCTTTACATGTGTATGAGGTAACCGATACTAGTACAAAAAAAGCAACAGAACACATGTTATATACGTTACTTCATGATGAACCAAATAATGAAATGACAAGTTTTATTTTCAGAGAAACGCTAATGACTCATTTGCTTTTATGGGGTAATGCTTATGCACAAATTATAAGAAATGGTAAAGGAGAAGTATTAGGACTTTATCCATTAATGCCAGATAGAATGAAAGTTGATAGAGATGAAGCTGGTAATTTGTATTATGAGTATTATATAAGTGAAGGAGATGCAAACTCTAAAACTAAAGGTGCTGTTAAATTATCACCAAGTGATATTTTGCATATACCAGGTTTAGGGTTTGATGGTTTAGTTGGTTATAGCCCAATAGCCATGGCAAAAAATGCGATTGGAATGGCTATTGCAACTGAAGAATACGGGGCAGCGTTTTTCGCAAATGGAGCGACACCAAGTGGTATACTTGAACATCCAGGGGTAGTGAAAAATCCAGAGGCAATGAGAGAAAGTTGGGCTAGAGGATTTTCAGGTAAGAACAACCATAAAGTTGCGATACTTGAAGAAGGTATGAAATATACTCCTATTTCAATAGCACCTAATGAAGCACAATTTTTAGAAACAAGAAAATTTCAAATAAATGAGATAGCTAGAATTTTCAGAGTTCCACCACATATGGTAGGGGATCTTGAAAAGTCTAGTTTTTCTAATATTGAACAACAATCTCTTGAGTTTGTTAAATACACGCTTGATCCGTGGGTGAAACGTTTTGAACAAGCTATGACTAGAAGACTACTTACAAGTGATGAAAAGAAAAAATATTATATAAAATTCAATGTTGATGGACTGCTTAGAGGAGATTATCAAAGTAGGATGAATGGATATGCAACAGCACGTCAGAATGGTTGGATGAGTGCTAATGATATAAGGAGTTTAGAAAACTTAGATTTGATATCAGATGAGGAAGGAGGAAACTTATATCTAGTCAATGGTAACATGTTACCACTTGAAAAGGCTGGTGCTTATGCAGAGAGATTAACAGATTATAAGGAGGAAAACACAGATGAAGAAATTTTGGAATTGGAAGACAGTACAAAATAATAATGACAAACCACCAGAGAACATATTATTTTTAAATGGAACAATAGCTGAAGAATCGTGGTTTGATGATGAGGTCACCCCACAGATTTTTAAAGAAGAACTAATTAAACATAGTGGAGATATTACTGTATGGATAAATTCACCCGGTGGAGACTGTATTGCAGCCGCACAAATTTATAATCTCTTAATGGAACACAAAGGAAATGTTAAGGTTAAAATTGATGGTATAGCAGCTAGTGCTGCGAGTGTGGTTGCTATGGCAGGAACACAAGTTATTATGAGTCCTGTTTCAATGCTTATGATTCATAATCCTATGACAATTGCATATGGTAGTACAAGCGAAATGCAAAGAGCTATAGATATGTTAAGTGAGGTGAAAGAATCAATAATTAATGCTTATGAAATAAAAACAGGATTATCACGAAACAAAATATCAAAACTTATGGATAATGAAACATGGATGGATGCGAGAAAAGCGGTTGAACTTGGTTTTGCTGATTCTATCTTAAAACGAGATGAGATTCAGGATATTGAAATTCCAAATGTTAGTATGCTTTACCAAGAAGCAACAGTTCAAAATTCAATGATGAATAAAATCAAAGAAACTTTTAAAAACGTAAAAGAAGAAAAAATAAAAGCTGATTCGTTAATAAATAGATTAGATTTAATAAAAAACTGGAGGTAAGAACTATGAATAAAAAAATACAAGAATTAATTGAAAAACGTGCTAAAGCATGGGAAGGAGCAAAAGCCTTTGTTGAGAGTAAAAAAGATAGTGATGGACTATTGTCAAAAGAAGATGTTGAAACTTATAACAAGATGGAAGAAAAAGTTAAAAACTTTACTTTTGAAATAGAGAGACTTCAAGAGATGGAAAATATGGAAAGAGAATTGTCAAAACCAGTAAATGATCCGTTAATCTCAAAACCGATGGTGTCTGATAAAGAAGATAAAATCAAAAAAAATCTTCAACACAAAAAAGCAATGATAAAAGCATTACGATCTAATTTTAGACAAATTGAAAATATCCTACAAGAAAAAGTAGATACTGATGGAGGATATTTAGTCCCAGATGAGTATGATAGTAGATTAGTTGATACGTTAGAAGAAGAAAACATTATTAGAAAATTATCTCAGACTTTAAAAACAAATGGTAAGCATAAAATTAATATAGCTGCAACAAGTCCTGCGGCTGCATGGGTTGAAGAAGGAGGAGAGTTGAAATTTGGAGAAGCAACCTTTAAACAAGTTTTATTAGACGCTCACAAACTTCATGTAGCTATAAAAGTTACTGAAGAATTATTATATGATAGTATGTTTGACTTAGAAAACTATATCTTAGAAAAATTTGGTAAAGCATTAGCTAATGCAGAGGAAGATGCTTTCCTAAATGGTGATGGAAGTGGAAAACCAACAGGAATATTTGCACAAACTAATGGAGGAACACACTTAACTGAAGTGGATGCACTAAAAGCTGATGATATTATAAATTTAATTCATGCTTTAAAACGACCATATAGAAAAAAAGCAGCATTTATTTTAAACGATAAAATAATAGCTAATATCAGAAAACTAAAAGATAACAATGGTGCATATATTTGGCAACCATCATACCAACTAGGAGAGCCTGATAAATTAGCAGGATACCCAGTGTATACTTCAGCTTTTGCACCAGAGAATAAAATTGCTTTTGGTGATTTTAGCTATTATAACATAGGTGATAGAGGTGCTCGTTCATTTAAAGAACTACAAGAATTATTTGCTGGTAATGGTATGATTGGATTTGTAGCTAAAGAAAGAGTTGATGGTAAGCTAGTATTACCAGAAGCAGTTCAGATATTACCAATTAAAGGATAATATAAACTATGGAACTAAAACTTGAACAAGTTAAAAACTATTTGAGAGTTGATACAACAGAAGATGATGAGTTAATCTTATCACTTCTGTTTACAGCTAAAAAATTATGCTTAGGAATACTAAGGGTGAGTAGTTTTTCAGAGTTAGGTGATGAGCATGATTTTGATGAATTTAAAATACCAATATTATATACAGTTGCTTATCTTTATGAACATAGAGAAAATGCTGATTTTAGAGAATTAACACTAATTCTTAGAGCGTTACTATTTAATCATAGGAAAGAGGAGTTTTAAGATGGATATTGTAGAACTAGATACTAGAATTACTTTTCAAAAGGTAGTTTTAGAATTTGATGAATTACATCAACAATTAGAAACATGGAGTGATTTTTTTACTTGTTGGTCTAATTTGAAATTGGTAACTTCAAGTGAGGTAGAGAGACATGGTGTTAATTTAAGTTCAGAAGTAATTTCTTTTGTGGTTAGGAAGATGCCGGAATTAAAAGAACTTAATACGTTAGAATATAGAATAAAGTATAACAATAAATTTTTTGACATATTAGAAGTAGATGTGTTCAGTAAAGATAAAAAGTTCTTAAGAGTTAAGGGAGTTAATAGCAATGACTAAGAGGACAACTATTGATTCACTCGCTTCTGAGATAACAAAAGGTTTAAAGGAATATTCTAAGCTAACCGAGGAAAGTTTAAAAGGTGCAGTAGTTGAAGTGAGTAATGAAGTTAGGGATAAAATAAAAGAAGGATCCCCAAAAAAAAGTGGAGATTACGAAAAAAGTTGGAAAGTGACAAAAGAAAGAGAAACAGCACACTCTATACAAACAGTAGTTCATTCAAAAAATAGATATCAATTAGCACATTTACTTGAATTTGGACATGCGAAGAAAAATGGAGGGCGTACTAAAGCAATTCCACATATAGAGCCAGCAACAAGAGATATTAGCGAAAAAGTATTAGAAAGAATAAAGAGGGATTTATCGTGAATAAAAATGAAGTATGTGAAATGTTATATAAGCTAGAAATTCCATTTGTTTATAGTCATTTTAAAGAAGGAAGTGCTCCGAGATTACCATTTCTTATATATTATTATGACGGTGAAAATACTTTTAAAGCAGATGGTAAATTATATTATAGTGTGAAAAATTTAATTATAGAAATGTATACAGAGAAAAAAGATTTTAAATTAGAAAAAAAGATAGAAGATCTTTTACAAACTTATTCTTTAATCTATACAAAAGACGAGGTATGGATACCGAGTGAAGAAATGTATGAAACAATTTATAAAATGGAGGTTTAAATATGGAAAATAAAGTAAAATTTAATTTGTCTCATGTTCATTATGCAAAATTAACTGAAGGTGATACAACAACTTATGAAAAGCCAGTACCAATTCCAGGTGCTGTAAAAATTAGTTTAGAACCTAATGGAGAACCAGAAAGTTTCTATGCAGATGGAGGATCATATTACACAATTAATAACAATATGGGATATGATGGAGATTTAGAGATTGCGATGATTCCAGAAAGTTTCAGAAAGGATATTCTTCAAGAAAGAGAAGATAAAAATAAAGTTTTAGTTGAAGATTCAGGATCAGAAACAAAGAACTTTGCACTACTTTTTGAATTTGATGGAGATCAGAAAAAAATACGTCATGTACTTTATAATTGTTCAGCAGGTCGCCCAAAAATTGAAGGTCAAACAAATGAGGAATCAAGAGAAGTACAAACAGAAACACTTTCAATAAAAGCAAGACCTATCAAAGAAGGACTTGTGAAGAGTAAAACTGGTAAAGAGACAACAGAAGAAACATATAAGAATTGGTATCAAACAGTGTATATGCCAACACATGAAGGAGAAATGTAATGGGAGTTATTAAAGATATAAATGTAGATGGAAAAGTTGTAAGATTTAAAGCGTCAGCAGCGATACCTAGACTATACAGAATGAAGTTTAGTCGTGATATTTATAAAGACTTACTTATATTAGATAAGATTAATAAGAATAAAGGAAATATCGATATTGAGAGTTTAGAAATATTTGAAAATATCGCATATATTATGGCTTACCATGCAGATGATAAAATCTCAAATGATGTAGGTGAATGGTTAGAACAGTTTGATACTTTATCTGTATATAAACTTCTTCCAGACTTAATAAAATTATGGGGTATAAATGTTAAAACTATGAGTACATCTAAAAAAAAGCAAAAGAAACTGAGCGGATGTTAAATACCGCTCTTTTTTTACTACGTGCAGTTGAATTAGGACTTTCAATGAATGATTTATCAGAGTTAACAATAGGGTTAGTAAATGATATGTACATTGAAAAAAATAATGATAGTTATGATTATAAATTAATAGCGACACAAGAGGATATGGATAATTTTTAGGAGGTGATTGTATGGCAAGTAGAATAGCAGGTATTACTGTAGAAATCGGAGGAGATACTCTTAAATTAAAACAAGCATTAAGTGAAGTTGAAGGAAAGATTAAGCAAACTCAAAGAGAACTTAAAGATGTAGAAAGACTATTGAAACTTGATCCACATAATACCGAATTACTTACTCAAAAACAAAAACTCTTAAATACAGCCATAGAAGAGACTAAGAAAAAACTAGAAACACTAAGGATAGCTGAGGAACAAGCTAAAACTGCACTCGCAAATGGAGATATTTCAGAAAAGCAATTTGACGCATTAAAAAGAGAAATTATTGCGACTGAACAAGAACTAGATAAATTCACTGAAAAACTAAAACACACTGATAGTTCAATGCAAGCTACACTTAAAGAAGTTGGAGGTAAATTTAAAGAGACTGGAGAGAAGATATCTTCAGTAGGTACAACTCTATCAAAAAATGTGACAGCACCAATTGTAGCAGTTGGAACTGCAGCAACATTAGCCTTTCGTCAAATTGATGAAGGATATGACACTATCATCAAAAAGACTGGAGCAACTGGAGAAAGTTTCAAGGGGTTAAAAAATGTTGCGGATAATATTTTTAAAAGTTTACCTGTTAGTATGAATGATGTAGGTGTTGCGGTAGGAGAGGTTAACACTAGGTTTAAAGTTACTGGTGATGAGCTTCAAGAACTATCTACTTTATTTCTTAAGTTCGCAGAGATAAATGAAACAGACCTAAATACCGCTATAGGAATGACAAACAAAATAATGGTTCAGTGGGGTATTGACGCTAAAGAAACTGCCAATGTGTTAGGATTAATAACACAGAAAGCACAGGATACAGGAATAAGTGTTGATACTCTTATGAACGGAGTTCAGCAACACGGAGCAATTCTAAAAGAAATGGGGTTAAATCTAGGTCAGAGTATTAACTTACTTGCACAATTTGAAGCAAATGGTGTAAATGCAGATCAAGCGTTAAGAGGTTTTAGAAAGGCAGTCGCAGCCTATACTAAAGATGGACTTTCTATGGATGAAGCTCTTAAGAAAACAATTGAATCGATAAAAAATGCAGGAAGTGAAACTGAAGCACTAACTATTGCGACTAAGATTTTCGGAACTAAAGGTGCTGCAGAGATGACTAGGGCTATAAGAGAAGGTAGATTTTCTATAGATGATTTATCAAAAAGTATGTCTGAGTACGGGGATGTTGTAGACAAAACATTTGAAGCAACTGAAGATGGTATAGATAAATTTAAAGTAGCTAGTAATAATGCTAAGTTAGCATTAGGTAGTTTAGGAGAGGCAATTTCTGATGTTTTAGGACCAATTTTACAAGGGGTAGCTACAATTCTTGGAGGAATAGCAACTTGGTTGAATAGTCTAAGTCCAACAGCTAAACAGATAGTCGTAATAATTGGACTTATAGTAGCTGCGATAGGTCCACTCTTAGTAATAATCGGTACAGTCATTGGTTCAATAGGAAATATAATAACGGGTGTTGCAGCAATTTCTGGTGCTTTTAGTGCGATGAGTGGTGTTATGGCAGGTTTATCTGGTGCGATAGTACCAATACTCGCTATAATAGCTGCGGTTGTAACATTGATATCTGTAGGTAGTTATTTAAAAGATCATTGGAGTGAAATAAAAGACTTTTTTATAAATCTTTGGGAAGGGATAAAAACTTACTTTTCAGAAACATGGACAGCTATTAGTACTACTATAACCGTTGTATGGG